CACCAGCTCCGACCTAATAGCCGAACTGGACGCCCTTGGGATAGATAAGAAAAAGGTGATTGTTGCAGATTCCGCCAGACCCGAGATGATTAAAGACATCAAGACGGCAGGCTACAATGTTATTGCGTGTAATAAGTACCCTGGCTCAATAGTCGAGGGTATTGATACGGTGAAAACCTACAATCTGAAGATAGCGGCGGGCGGAAAGAACCTCTTTCGAGAGATAACCAATTATGCCTGGAAAGAGAAGAATGGAAAGTTCATGGATGACGAGCCTGTGGACGCTGTAAACCACTTAATGGATGCGGGGCGCTACGGCACAGAGGCTTTGCAGAAGAAACCTATTTCGGGGATAGCACCCCGCTCTCGCTCATCCTCCATGTTTGGATAAATATTATGGATTTTAAAGACTATAACTTTGACGACATCAAGAAGGCACTCAAAGACCTCTCGGACAAAGGCACGGACTCTGCACTTGCGTTCAAGAGCGGAGACCACTGGCAGAAAAATGAGGCGTGGATAGGCCCGCGTCCTAAGGCGAATAGCGGGGACGCAACCGACGTTCTGAAAGAGATTGAAAGAGGGCTTGTTAGCCAGAACGCCGTCAAGGAGATAGTTGAACGCCATTGTGCGGCTGTTATCGGTAGAGAGCCGGACTGGGGTTTTACTGTGCGGCGACCTCTGGGCAAAGTTAAGGAATTGGTAGACGGGCAAATGATGGAGGTAGATGAGAAGCCCAACCCTAAAGAGCAAGCTCTGATAGATGAAGCCGAAGCCGCTCTAACTGAGTTCTGGGACAAGAGAGAACTGCTTAATCTATTACATGATGCGGTTGAAAATCTCGTCACCGCGGGACGCTCCGCGATTCGCCTCTTCATTCCCCGTGGTCTGATAGGCGAGAACGGGGCCGTACCGCAGGGTGATTTGGCGCAGTCCTTTGACCTGTTGTTTCTGAACCTTCCCGAATATAAACAGGCGACCGTGGTTCTTGACGCCGACACACAGCGGAGGGCCGGGGTCTATCTGACGGAAGAGATGCGGGATAACGAGAAGATTCAATATGCCGAGATAAGCTTTATTCTTGACGGCAAGACGTTTGTTCGGGGTGCCGAAGAGAACAAAGAGCCGCAGGATTCCATACCACTTGAACTGGACGGACATCTGACCATTTTCGAGATGAATTGTAAGCCACTAGTGTCGGCGCAGGTCAGACAGCATCAATGCTTGCTGAACATGGCCCGAACGATGATGGCCCGTAACGTTGTGCTTGCGGGTTTCCTGGAAAGGATGTTGTTTGACGTAGAGATGCCGGGCGAGTGGCAAGGTTCGGGTGAAGGTAGGAAGTGGGTTCCTAATCCTTTGTATGTCGGCGCAGGCTCAACCAACATCTACGGCAGCGCTGTTTTGAGAGATGAAAACGGAAAGCCTATTCTGGACGAACACGGAAAGCCCACGGTGCTGAAGGGCTCCGCTCAGTTCCGCGACCCCGTTCCTGTTACTACTTTTGAAGAGACCGCTTCGGCGGCTTACCTGGCGATTTTGAAAGAAGCACGCCAGCTTCACGCCATGATTGCCGGGGACGCTACAGCTTCGGGGGAATCCAGAAAGCAGGCGATGGATGATTTCAGGAAATCCCTTGAACCTACAAAGGCTCAGATTGACGCCTGCGGAAGATGGTTACTAGAAACCTCTTTAGCTATAGCCGCGCAATTCTCGGGTCAACCTGGAAAGTTCGCTGAACTACGGGCTGTGTTCGACTCTCAGGTTGATGTCGGAAGATTAACGTCCGAAGAGATTAATACCATGCAGGCCGAAGTGGAGAAGAAACTACGTAGCCGCGAGAACTACATGGTAGCCGCCGACGTGACGGATGACACTGACGCCGAGCTGAGCAAGATTTCTGCGGAGAACAGCAAGCTAAATCCGATTCAGGATGTTCAACTTGAACGCCAGAAGTTAGGACTAAAACAAGACCAGCGTGCTACGGATGCCGGAATCAGTTCACGTATTGACGCTGGCACTCAGGACGCCACGCAGCAGGTAGCCTAAAGGAAACCAAGACCCATTCAGGGAGGAAGTAGCAATGCCTGAATTTCACCCAGATTCGCCAGCGGTAATCACCGAAAAGATAGCCCGTAAGCGAATAAAGCAAGTTGTTCAAGATGATTCCGGCATGGACTCTGTGTTGATTTTCGTATTTGCCGACAATTCTAGCTTACGTCTGCGCTATGACTGGATATACGAATGGGAGTATGTGGGGCTGCCTGCCGCAGCCTTTGATGGGTCTGCCGAGAATGAATAGAGAAGATTTCAAATCCTATCTAGTCCGATGCGTTCAGGATAATCTCTTGACCGAATCCGAAGCTAAGGACTTACTGCGTCAATTTGATAATAACGAACTGGACACCTCTGATATGCCGCTACCTCTACCAGAAGCCATAGACCGTCCAACACGCAGAGATGCGGAGCTGGCAATTCTGGCTCTAATCACTCTGGGGATGCTGGCTAAACAGGGATTGGCGGGCCTCTCGGAGCGCCGTAAACATGAAATACGGGAAAAGCTTCAGGACAGGTTTCAAAGTGAAGCCAGAAGGCTTACAGAAAGCTTGTACGCGGGTGAGAAGCTAGGAGTGTGGCAGCGGTCATTCAGTGATTTGATACGGGATAACATTCTACAGCAAGCGCAAATAGGTGCGGGGCGCTCGCTGACGACGGAAGGCTTAAAAGCCCTGACGCCAACCATACAGAAACAGCAGGCGTTTGCGAGTAGATTTGCAGATGAGGTGAAGGCCAGAGCGTTAATCGGGCAGCCTATGACCGTAGGAGAAGCCGCGAATAGAGCGGAATTATACGCTGGGGCTGGGCGTGTTGAGTGGTACAGAGGGTTTGTGTTCTCGGGCGATGATGGGACTGTAGTTGACTACATTTCCTTAGACAGTTCAACTACCTGCGAGCCGTGTTTGGCGGCTGACGCTTCAGGGCCGTATTTACCTGACGACCCGAACATGCCTTTGCCTGGGGCTGTTTGTTTAGGCGGTGGGCGTTGTCGTTGTGAGTTAAGAGAGCGCTTTGCGCCAGATGAGGCAAGGAGAGTTGCAGCGTGACGTGTATCGCTGGATTAGTCCATAAAGGCAGGGTCTATATCTCTGGAGACAGCGCTGGGTTCATAGAGGGAACCGTGCTGATTCACAATAACGGCAAAGTGTTTCGTCATGGTGAATTTATATTTGGCTGTTGTGGTAAAAGACGGTTCGGGGAAATCGTGAAATTTGCTTTCAATCCCCCACCAATAGGCAAGATGAATATTGAGCGCTACATGGCAACGAAGTTTATTGACGCCCTACGCAGAGCATTAAAGAAAGCGGGCTATCTAAAGAGCGGGGACGGACAAGAGGGGGATGATGAAGACGCCATGCTTGTGGGTGTCAGAGGGACGCTCTTTTATGTCGCTGGAAACCTCTCGGCGTCAAGTGTGCATGGTGGGATATTTGCTACCGGGGCGGCGGCTGAAGTTGCACTTGGGGCATTGGGTGCCACTGAAGAGAAGCTCCCAAAAGAGCGTTTAATGTTGGCCCTTCAATTAGCCGAAAGGTTTACTGATTCTGCCCGCGCACCGTTTCATGTGGAGGTCATATGAAATCTAAACGAGTAATAAAAAGCCCTGCTAAAAAGGGAACTCTTAAAGTTGCTGAAGTGGATATGGCTATTAAAACAGTTAAGTCGAACAGATGAGCGCCAACATCACAACATCCTGCGACTCCATCCTCCGCTGTCAGTCCTGCGGTGCCGTCCTTGGTGTATCAGGTACACTCACTTTGATAGTCGGCGCGGTGATGTTTAATCAGACCGTGACACTAAAGTGTGCGGTGTGCAAGAAGGTTAAGACATGGAGGCCAAGTGAGCCGAGCGCAGAAACTTTAACGAAGGCTAGGCATTAGATGGTATAATCGGCAGCGTGAAGAAAAGGGAGGTAGTTAATGGTTCTAATACTTGAAAGAAGAGATATGCACGCTCTTCGCGCTGATACACCTTTAGCGCGGGTTAGCTTCTCTGATTTCGATACTCGCAGCGTGACCCCGCAGCAACTGGAGCAGGCGACGGCAGTATTCTTCCTTGATGATGACGGCAAGGCTCGTGCGTTGAAACTAAGAAGCAACGACGATGCCCCGCGCTTACCAGTTACCGTCGCAGAGAGGGTTATGCTTGACCGGTTGAATGGGATACTCACCAAGCGCGTTGAATAATTTTTCTTGTGTTCCTGAAATACTTTCGTGTTACAATAACCCTGTAAGTTGCTGTGGCGCTTTCTGAGCGCGTGAGATTGTGAGCTTCATCCTTTCTCGCTACTACGGACACGGCGATTTGAAATCTGAATAAGCGCTAGGTGCCTGAATGGTAAGGGTGATGTGCGGTGTATGAAAGGCCGCCACGATTAGCTGGACCCTTCGAACCGGAGCTATGACCGTTAGGAGTTCGAGGGCTGCATGGTTCGAGTCCATGCCTTAGTGCTTATTCAGTAACACAATTTAATGCAGGCTCAACAGCACGGTTGAGCACTCTGCGAGACAGTGATGCGGCTCGCTTCGGAGAAATCCGGGGCGGGTCGTTTTCGTTTTAGTTGCTCCTTCTTAACCAACCCCGCCAGAGGCGGAAAGGACACCAAGCCAGAGGCCATGTTCAAAACCTATAACACTCTTGCGGACGTGCCGGAGGCAGACCGCGAACATTACAAACAGGGCGCGGACGGT